AAAAGGGCTAAATTCCTCAACGAAATCAATGTTTTCTATACAGCGTGTTGCATCCGTGTTGCGTTCACACCTTGGAAGTCAACCCAGCCTCGATACCCGCCAATTCGGCCCCAGACGATGCCTCCGGGAGCGCGTGCGAGTAGATCTTCAAGGTGATGCTCGGATCGGCGTGCCCCAGGCGTCGCGACACCTCCGTCACCGGAACACCGGCATTCAGCAGGGCGGAAGCGTAATAGTGGCGGAGATGGTGGAAGTCCAGGCTCTCCAGTCCCTGGCGCTTCAGCATGGGACGCCACCAACGATTGCCGAAATTATCGTGGTCCAATGGCTCGTTCGCCGGTAGCGGCGCCGACTTGGGCGCCTCCCCTTTCTTGGGCTTGGCAGGCTTGCGTGGCGGATCGGTGAAGACGAAGCGATCAAGATCGCGGCCCGACGCCAAAAAGGCTTCCTTCAGCTTCGCCAGAAGCCCCACCGGCACCGGCACCCGGCGATGTCCCGAGGCTGTCTTCGGCTGGCCTATGCTTCCATCCTGTTCCGCCCGCTGTTCAACGGAGATCGTACCAGCGGCAAAATCCACATGACGCCACTGAAGTCCACGAAGCTCCCCTGCCCGGCATCCCGTTAAGACCGCCGCACGAATATACCGTGGGTAAGATCCTGGCAAATTATCGGCAGCCTCCAACAACTTTGAAATCTGCTCTTGTGAGGGGATGGAAACTTGGACCTTCTCCCGCGATCCCCGCTTCATCTTACGGCCGGAAAGCGGATTCTGGCCGATCAAGCGGGTATCCTTGGCCCAATTGAGCATGGTGCGCAGAGTGCCCGCGATCTTGCCTGCATTGGCGCCCGAAACACCCGCCGCAACCAAACGGAGCCGCATCGCATCGGCCACGGTAAAGCTGACGTCCGGCAGCAGCACTTCGGGGATGCCATTCTCTCCGGTGACATGGGCCAGCTTGGACTTTACATCAGCCAACGAGCGCCGCTCCATTTCGCCGGCCCCAACACGGGCCTCGCAATGCTTAAGATAATTCTCGATCGCCTCGCGGACTGTGACGGCCTGCGACGTGGGAACGTGGGTGCGCGCCACCACCTCGACCTTGGCCGTGGCCTCCCATGCCTTGGCCTCTCTCTGGGTCGCAAATTGACGGGCGCGGCGGGCTCCGGTCTGGTCCTTATAGTCGACCAGCCAGCGGATTTCGCCGCTCGGGAGGATTCGTTTCCGAACGCTCATGATAGCGCCCTCCTACTTCGAGGTACCCGGCCGGGTGAGCAGCACTCCGGCGTCTGAAAAGGTCTTCTCGACCTCATCAGGAATCGCAGGATCAAAGGTGAAGATCGTCACGGTGCCGTCGCCGTTGGCACGGGCGTAGGCTCCCACCTCATGGCCGCCATCCGGCAATTTGCGCTCCCACATGAAGGGGAACCTGGAGCGAAGCGTGTCCTTGCGGTTATCATTTGAGTCCTGAGCCATTGCGTGTTTCTCCGGCTGGCTTGGGTTCTGCCGCCGCCTCGGGTCGCATCCGGGGCGGCGGCTTCGTTTCCGCATCTGCGGAACCTGTGGGAAAGATTAGCACCGTCCCGGAAACCGATCAACGCATGTTCGCACACTCTTGCGAACTTTCCGCCTCGATGCTATATCTCCGTTCAACGACAATGGATTACAAAACGCTCAGGATACGGATCATGGCCAGAAGTGAGTTTTCCCAGGAGGAAGCGGCGAACCTCGCCAGCGCCGATGAGCGCAAATTTCGACAATGGGTAGATCGCCGGATGATCCTGCCAACCGCCGAAACGCGGTTTTACGGTCGCGGGAAGGCCAAACTGTTCGACACAAGCGAAATCGCAATCGCGCGGGTGCTGGGCAAGGCGGCCCGCTCCGGGATCGACATGGTCACCCAGACTCAGATTGCAGATTGGTTGCGCAGCCACTCGGGAGGGGACTTCTTCCAGCGCGCCAAGCGCGGCGAGCCGGTCTATGTGCGCCTCTGCGTGGCTGAAACCGGAGAGTGGTCGGGCGATTTCGCCTTGGCCCATACGCACGGCAAAGAATTGAAGATCCCCGTTACGCGCCCAATGGGGGATGAACCGGCGGACTTCATGATGATCTTTAATCTCAACGAAGTTTTTCAGGTTGTGGACGCTCTCTTCACTGAGGAAGAGACCAATACAGACACACCCTAAGACCGAATAGGGGTTTCAAATGTCAGCACTGAATGAGCGGGATTTTCCCGCAACGCCACCGGCTTGCCTTTCGCATGACCTATTGAGGGGAGCGGAAGAGATCGCGGAATTCATCTTCGGTGATCGTGGACAGCGCCGGAAGGTGTACCACCTGTGCGAGAAGTCGCGCATCCCAACGTTCAAACTTGGAAGCCTGCTCTGCGCACGCAAATCGACGCTCCTGCGTTGGATCGCCGAACAGGAGGGCTCGCTGTGACGTCCCGCGTCACACTCCCGCGCGGCGAACGGGATACCACCCCGGAACTGCGCCGTCTGGCCGCTGAAGGCCGTCTGCCGTGGCACGTCGCCGACGTTCTCTACCGCGAGCGCGTCCGTACTGCGGGTTGCGCTGCCCGGATGGGCCGCCGCTGGTTGCGGTTGGTTCCCGGCCTTGGCCCGATCGGTCTGGCCCGGCTGGAAGCCGTTCTGCACGACCTCGACCTGTCTCTGGCGACGTAGATCATGACCGCCGCCCTCGCCCCCGTCGCCGACCGCCTCCAGAAGCTGATTCCGCGTCTCGCATCGGATCACGACGGCGAAGTCTTGGCGACGGTCGCGGCGATCCGGCGGACGTTGGGCGGGGCAAATCTGACGTTGCACGACTTGGCGCGCGCCCTGGCTGCTGCCCCACCGCGCCACGAGGCGCGCCGCGAGATCGGCCTTGCCGCGATGCTCGACCGTCTACGCCGGGCCGGGGGGCTCCTGAACGTATGGGAGAGCCGCTTCGTTGCCGATCTTTCCGTTCGTGTCCAGCGAGGAAAGCGGCTGTCGCCCAAGCAGGCCGAAACTCTGCGGCGAATCTACGAAGAACGTATCGGGAGCAAACCGTGAGTATCGCGGCATCAAAGCTCGTGTGGGAACGCTCTCGCATGTCGGGCAGTGCCCTGGTGGTGCTGTTGGCCTTGGCTGACTTCGCTAACGACGAGCTGCACGCGTGGCCTTCCGTCCCCACCCTGGCACGGCTTGCCAGGATCAAAGAACGGCAAGCGCGAGTGATTATGCACGATTTGATTGAGGCCGGTGAGATTGCCGTGGTCGGAACCGGCCCGCGTGGCGTGATGGTCTACAGCATCATCTGCGCCTCTACCCCTGCACCCGAGTGCACCCCTGCACTGGAATGCACCCCTGCACCCGAGTGCACCCCTACCCCTGCACCACAGTACAGGGGTGAAGCGTCAACCCCTGCATTGGAGTGCACCTCACCCCTGCACCCCAGTGCACCCAAACCATCAATGAACCAAAAAACAAAAACAGACGGTCTGATCGATCGAGCCTTTGAAGCGTTCTGGTCGGCCTATCCCAGTCGCGGCCCCCACGGCAACCCGCGCAAGCCGGCGGCGAAGCTGTTCGCGGCAGCGATCAAGAACGGTGCCGATCCAGACGCGATCATTCGGGGCGCCGAGAACTATGCGGCCACCGTGGCGCAAGCTCGCACGGACCCGAAATACGTGGCCCAGGCGACAACCTGGCTGAACCAAGAACGGTGGACGGACCACCAGCAAGCGCCGATCGCGGCGCGGCAAGATGACGGGTGGTGCTGATATGAGCCTTTCGGAACGCCTCCTCGAACACGGCATCCGCCTCCCCCGCTACACCCAGGGCGACGCGAAGATCCGCTGCCCTCAGTGCAGCCATACCCGCAAGCACAAGGCGGACCCCTGCCTGTCGGTGACGCTGGACACGGAAGGCGGGGCCGTCTGGAAGTGCCACAACTGCGGTTGGAGCGGTGGCGTGGGTGCCCACGATCATGACGACTACGCCCCGCGTCCCCGTTCCCGGACGAAGCCCAAGCCTGTCAAGCCCGCGTTCACCCCGAATGCCCTCCCCGAAGGCGTGATCGGATGGTTCGGCAAGCGCGGCATCAGCCCGGCGACCCTCGACGCGGCGGGTGTCTCCTATGTCAAAACCTGGATGCCCGGTTGTGACCAAGGCGCCACCATCGGGGCCATCGCCTTCCCTTATCGTCGTGGCGGCGAGGTGGTGAACGTCAAGTATCGGACCAGCGACAAGCGGTTCAAGCAAGAGAAGGGGGCCGAAAAGGTCTTCTACGGCATCGACCACATCGCAGGATGCAAGGAAATCTTGATCGTAGAGGGCGAAATTGACGCCCTGTCCCTGCGGGAAGCTGGGTTCAGCAATGTCTTGTCGGTGCCCGATGGTGCCCCGCAACAGGTCCGGGATGGCGAGATCGATCCCGACGAAGACGCCAAGTTCGAGTACGTGTGGAACTGCCGCGATGAACTGGCCAGCGTCGAGAAGATCATCCTCGCCACCGATGCAGACGCCCCAGGCCGTGCCCTGGCCGAAGAATTGGCCCGGCGGTTGGGGCGGGAACGGTGCTGGCGCGTTGATTGGCCGACAGCGAACGACGCTCAGAGGAAGGACGCAAACGAGGTTCTGGTGGGCGACGGCGCCGACGTGTTGCGCGAGTGCATCGCCTCCGCGCGCCCCTGGCCGATCCGCTCCCTTCATGATGCAGACGACTTCCGTGACGAGGTTTTCAACCTGTTTCGGCACGGACGCCAGCGGGCGCACTCGACCGGATTTCGCTCGCTCGACACCTTCTTGACCATCCGGCCCGGCGAACTGTCCGTCGTCACCGGTGTCCCGAACAGCGGCAAATCGGAGTTCATCGACGCGGTGATGGTCAATTTGGCCCTCACCCATGGGTGGCGGTTCGCGGTGTGCAGCTTCGAAAACCCACCAGACGAACACCTGTCAAAGTTGGTCGAGAAGCACATCGGCACCCCGTTCTGGAGCGGCCCTCGTCCACGCATGACCGAGGCGGACCTGTCCCGCTCCCTGGACTGGGTACAAGAGCATTTCACCTTCATCAGGGCCGACGATGAAAGTCCCACTCTGGACTGGGTACTCGAAACCGCTGCTGCCGCCGTCATGCGCTACGGCATCAAAGGGCTTGCCCTCGACCCCTGGAACGAACTCGAACACCGCCGCCCCTCGAACATGACCGAGACCGAGTACGTTTCGGCCTGCCTGTCGAAGGTCAAGCGGTTCGCGGCACAACGAGGTGTCCACGTCTGGTTCGTGGCCCATCCGGCAAAGATGCTGCGGGAATCGGGCAAGCTCCCGGTTCCAACCCTCTACGACATCAGCGGTTCGGCCAATTGGGCGAACAAGGCTGACCTTGGGGTGGTCGTGCATCGCGTCACCGACGCAGCAACCCCACAGACTGAGATCTTCATCCGCAAGTGCCGGCACAAGTCGGTGGGCAAGATCGGTTCCGCTGTCCTGGCCTACGACCCGGCGACCGGCCGCTATTCCGACCTTCCGGCCCCGCTTCCTGCCCAACCGGCCCGGCATTGGAGCGAGCGCGATGAATAGGAAATACGGTCGGGGGACCAGTGCGTTCCCCCTCTGGTTGTGCCCCGGTTGGAAGGCCCGAACCTCTGACCGTCAGGCTTCAAGCCTGAATGGCACGAAATACGCATTTATTTTCAATGACTTGAAGACACGTGTTGCATCCGTGTTGCGCGGGCGGAGGTGCCACAAATGACCAACGATCCGGCTGGGATGGATATGCCATCCACACTGGTCATCGGCGGAAAGGCCGTGGATGGCCGCACGACCGAGGCCCGGCGGTACAAGGCAATTTGCGCCGACTTGGCAACCGACCTTGGCGCAACCCCATCCACGGCAGAGTGGGCGCTGATCCAACGGGCCGCCGGCCTGATGATCCAAAGCGAACGCATCGAATGCGCCATCGCCACGGGTGGCACGGCGGACGTTGACGTGTACTGCAAGCTCGTCAACAGCCTTGGCCGCGTCCTCACCCAGCTTGGCACGAAGCGCCGCGCAAAGGACATCACGCCCGGGAAGACCATCGACGCGCACGCGGCCGTCATCCTGGGGGACGAGCCATGACCGCCCCCCGCTGGCTGCGCCGCGTCGATTGGCCCGGCCTGGGAGTGGATGCCGTCATGGTGGCGATGACCGCCTTCCTTGCCCCATCCCTAGCCACCGCCCTCTTCATCATCCTGGCCGCCCGGAGGTGACATGCTGACCCCCGATGACATCCTCTTGCGCCATGCTCTCCGCCTTGACGGCTTGGCCGGGCATACCTTGGCCCTGATCGCCGCCGACATCGCCGCCGCCTTGGAGACGGTCGAAGCCGAGATCCGCCGCCGGGCGCCGGATGACGCCCCCTTCAGTCTGGCCCGCCTCCTGGCTTTGCGGGTTGAGCTTCTGACCCTGCAACGCGCCCTTGGCGAGGCCGTGGAAGGCCGGATCGCCGATGCTCTGGCCGCCACCATCGAAACCACGTCCCCCGCTGTGGCCGGTGCCCTGAAGGCGCTGGAACCACTCGCCGTGCAAGCCGGCGCTGCATCGTTCACCGTCCGGTTCATCGACGTAGACCCCCAGCTTCTCGCCAAGGCGGCCGATGTGCCGCATGACGGTATGTCGTGGACCCGCTGGGGCCGCAAGCTCGCCGACGATGTGATGAATCGCGTCACATCCGAGCTTCGGCAGGGTGCCAGTTTGGGCGAAACCTTCCCCCAGCTTCGGAAGCGCCTGGAGGTGGTGGACGAGATGGGCCGCACCAGCGCCGAACGGCTGGCCCGCACGGCGATCAACGCGACCGGCAACCGCGCCCGGATGGCAGTCTACGAGGCAAACAGCGGCCCCGATGGGGTGGTGAAGGGCTGGCGATTCTTGGCGACCCTCGACAGCCGCACCTCGCGCCAATGCTCCGCCCTATCGGGCAGCGCGTGGCGTTTTGATGATCCCAACGCCCCGCGACCACCCCGGCACCCCTCATGCCGTTCCGTCGCCCTGCCGCTGCTGCGGACCTTCCGCGAGATGGGAATCGACCTGGACGAGGCCCCGACCGGGGAGCAGGCATCCCAGTTCGGCCCGGTGTCGGCGGACTTGTCCTATGAGCAATGGCTTCGCCGACAGTCCGCCGCGTTCCAGAAGGAAGTTCTCGGGGACACCCGTTATCGCGCCTGGAAGAACGGCCTGCCCCTGACGGCATTCGCCACCTACGACGCGCCGCTGTCTATTGAGGCGCTTCGGCGCCTGTATCCGACCGAAATGGGGGCCTGAGATGGCAAAAACCGACCTGAAATCCCGAATTTCGGCATGGCGGAACGGCTCCGAAGGCTTCTTCCGGTGGATTTCGGATACGAAGCCCCAGATTCCATCCGAGAAGGGCGGATATGAGCCCTACGTCCTGCCCAATGAGGAGGTAAAGGAGGCGATCCGGCAGGCCCTCGATGGTGGTTTCGCCACGGTTGTGCTTTGCTGGCCGAGACGGCACGGCAAAACGGTTGTAAGCGCATTGATTGTGGTCTGGCGCTTTTTGACGCGCAAGACGCAGACCGTCGCCATCGTGGCGAACAGCGAACGGCAAAGCGTTGATACCGCGTTCAAATTGGCCAAGACAATCATCGAGCAAACACCCTATTCCAAGCTCCTGGTAGACGAAGGCTCGATCAAGGTCGGTGCCGACAGCATCGCCTATGAAGCCTTGGGCAACATCATCCAAGGATTCCCGGCGAACGCGGCTTCGCTTTACGGAAAGAAGCTGTCGGTGGCTCAGGTTTCGGAACTTCATGCTGCCCGCACTGACACGGTTTACCAGACGCTCGCCTCCAGCACGATCGATACCGAAGACGGCTTGGTTCTGGTGGACTCGACCACGGGTTCGCGGTCTTCGCCTTTGTTCACCCTGGCACAGGTGGCGGAGCGCGGCGCCGATCCGTCGCTGTTGTTCAGCCACATCCAATACCGCGACCTTGAAGACGCCATCGCCCGTGGCCCCCGCTGGATCGCCCCGGCCAAGCTGCGGAGCCGGGCGGCGCAGATGCTGCCGGCCGAGTTCGCGCAACAGCACCTCAACCAGTGGACCGCCGCGTCATCGGCTCTGTTCCCGGCTGAACTGATCGAAAAATGCCGGGAGAGCTACGCCATTGATGTTCCGACCCTGGTGAACGGCGCGGCCTACGCGGTGGGCGGCGGGCTGGATCGTGCTTACGGCTTCAGCTTGCACGGTGATTGCACGGTGACGACCGCGACCTTGAAGACGCTAATCGGGGAGGAAGAACACTTCTACGTCCTGGCCTCGGACGCCATCACCTTCAGTTCGGCGGCTGGCATCAAAAGAGCATTCACGAAATACGCTCAAAGCTTCGGCATGTCGCGGGCGGGAATCGAGAGCTACAACGCCCAAGACATCGCGGCATGGTGCGGCGAACAGACATTTGACCATGAGCTTGTGTCCGCCACCCGTGAGCGGCAAGCCAGTGCCTTCACCGCTGTCTACAATGCGGCGAGCGAGGGGAGGTTGCACATCCACCCAGCGTTCGAGCGATTGTTGGCCGAGATGGCCGTCTTCGAATACCGCCTGGAATCGACCGGCACCAGCAAGGGCAGCATCCCCGTGTTCGAGGCGGCGAAGGGGCTGCATGACGATCACGTTTACAGCCTCGCTTGGTCGATTTTCGCCCTCCGCGACATCGAACTGAACCCCTACGAGGTGGTGGGGCTGCACTGCGACGCCATCGGCCCGGCGGCTTCGCTCTGCGTCCTGAACGGAGGAAGCATAGTGCCAATGTGCGCAGACCAGTGCAAATCAATGACAAACGTTACCGATCTATACAATAAATATCGGCAAAGAGCGGGATGCGCCCCAATCTCGTTTAATGAGTTCTTCTCATTGAAGGTGACAAACATTGGAAGCCACACGGTGAGTCGTTGATATTTACTTCGGCATCCCGTATTCTCTTGACATGGGCTTCTTCTCTGGCAAGTCGGGCGCAGACCCCTTCCTGTCTCTCGTCAAGGCGTCATCGGCGCGCAAGGCGAAGGCCGAGCTTTGGCTGAAATACTATCGTGACAATCAGGCGGAAGACCTGCTGGCGCTGATCCGGCGCCGTTGGTCCCGGCCAGAAGATTTCCGCCTGTTCCAAATCAATCTTGTGCGGAAGATCACCAACAAACGGGCCATGGTCTACAAGTCGCCTCCCGTCCGGTCCTTCGACGGCTGGGACCAAGCGGCCGGCGAGGCGCTGTACCGGGAAATCGGCGCCAACCTGACGTTGAAGAAGGCCAACCGGCTGACAAAGCTGCTGAAGACGACCGCCTTGCAAGTCGGTTGGAACGGCGCACGGCCGACCCTGGCCGTGGTCACGCCCAACATCTTGGACGTGGTGGCCGACGATCCCGAGGCCCCATCCCGGATCATCGTCACGCACCCCGGCGCCAACGATGCCGACACGATCTATTCGGACTGGACGGCCACCAGCTACCAGCGCAGGGACTGGCGCGGCAACGTCCTGCCGCTGGCGGGGAATCCCGATGGCGTGAACCCCTATGGCGTTCTGCCCTTCGTCGCGCTGTTCGATGAGGCCCCGGACGATGCGTTCTTCCTGCCCGGCGGCGACGATCTGATCGAGGCGCAACAGGCGGTGAACGTCGCGCTCGCCAACCTGTGGCGGGCGATCGAGCTTCAGGCACACGGTCAGGCGTGGGCGGCCGGCGTTCCGGTTGGTGACACCATCAAGATCGGCCCGGATCGTGCCGTCACTCTGCCCAGCGACGGCAAATTCGGGTTCGCGGCGCCGAACGCTCCCATCGAGGAGGTGCTGAAGGCCGTCGAGTTCGTCATCAAACAAACTGCCGTGGCGAACGACCTGGCCGCCAACGTGTTCGAGTTGGACGCCAAGGCCGAGTCCGGTGCGGCGAAGGAGGCGGAGAACCGCGACCTTCTGGAGGCACGGCAAGACGACGTGGAACTGTGGCGCGTCTACGAGGCCCGCCTGTTCGAGGTGCTGAAGGCGGTGGTGAACACCCACCAGCCCGGCACCATCCCCGAATCCGCCGCCCTGCGAACCGACTTCGGCGAGATCGGCACGTCCATGTCCGAGGCGGAACGCCTCGACGCCTACCAGCGGCGCCTTGATCTGGGCATCTGGTCCCCGGTCGATGCCATGTTGGCCGACAACCCCGACATCCGCACGCGCGGAGACGCCCTGGCCGAACTGGCCCGGCGCCGCGACGAAACCGCAACTCTGGGGGTTGGCGGCTTCGCCGGCCCCACCTTCCCGGGAACCCAGCAATGACCGATACCCCGGCCCCGGCGCCCGATAGCGCCGTTCCCGCTCCCGCCGCCAGCGACAAGGCGGAACACATGATCCCGAAGGCTCGTCTGGACGAAGAAGTTGGCAAGCGCCGTGCGCTCGAAACCGAGTTGTCCGCCGTCGCCGACGCCTTCTTGTCCGAGGTGCCCGAGGCGTTGAAGCCGCTGATCCCGGATGGGCTGTCCCCGGCCGACAAGATCAAGTGGTTCCAGAAGGCCAAGGGCACGGGCGTTTTCGGTGGCGGAGCCGGCACGGTGAACGTGCCCGAGACCGACACCGGCAAGCCCAAGACGACGCCCCGCGAGATCGATCTGTCCACCCTGCCGCCGGCCGCGAAGCTCGCCGCCGGCTATGCGCGAAAGGCGTAAGCCATGCTCACCTTGCTCGAATGGGCCAAGCTCAATCCGTCGCCCCTGGTTCAGGGCGTGGTCGAGATCTTCGCCCGAGAAAATCCCGTTCTGCTGAACCTGCCGTTCGAGAACATCAACGGCCCGGCCTATGTCTATAACCGCGAGGGCACCCTTCCGGGTGTGGCCTTCCGTGGCATCGGCGAAAGCTACAGCGAAAGCACTGGCATTGTTAATCCGCAGGTCGAGGCGCTGAAGATCTGCGGCGGCGATTCCGACTACGACACCTTCCTGGTTTCGACCGGCACCGGCACCAACGACGCTCGCGCGGTGCATGACGGCCTGAAGTCCAAGGCCCTGGCCCTGCGGTGGGCGAAGACCTTCTTCGACGGCAACAGCGAGGCGGACCCGCGCGAGTTCGACGGCCTGAACCGGCGCCTGACCGGCGGGCAGCATATCCAGCTTGCGACCGGCGGCGCCACCCTGACCCTGGCGAAGGTCAATGAACTGATCGACGCCATCCAGGGCACCCCGAGCCTTCTCCTGATGAACAAGACACTCCGGCGCAAGGTCACCGACCTTGCCGCCGGCACCGCCGCCGTGACGATGACGGTGGACCAGTTGGGCCGTCCCCTCACCGCCTATGCCGGCATCCCGATCGGGATCGTCGAGGACGACGACGAGGGCAACGCCATTCTCGGCTTCGACGAAGACGATGGGTCAGGCAACCTCGACACCGCCAGCATTTACGCGGTGAAGTTCGACATGGGCAGCTTCCACGGCATTCAGACCGCCCCGGTGGACGTGCGCGACCTTGGCGAACTGCCCAACAAGCCGGCCTTCCGTACCCGGGTCGAGTGGTTCGCGGCCATGGTGCTGAAGCACCCCAAGGCGGCGGCCCGCCTGTCCCGCATCAACAACGCGTAAGGGAGGGGAACATCATATGGTTGCCATCCGCACCTTCGACTCCGCCCTGGTGTTGCGTGCCCCCTCCGATGGGGCCGAAACCAGCACCGCCGCCGAAACAGGCATCGCCTTCGACGCCGACAAGTTCGGCTCGTTCGCCGCTGTGGTGCATGTCACCGCCATCGACCGCACGACCGGCGACGAACAGGCCGTGTTCAGCATCGAGGCCGACACCGCCAGCGGGTTTTCCTCGCCGGTGGCCGTCGCCACCCTGCCGGCCGTTACCGCCACGGGGACTTACGAAATCCCGCTGTCCGGGCGGCTGATCGAGCAGCACGAACTCGGCGCCACGCATCTTCGCATCAAGGCCACGCTGTCGGGCACGACCCCCAGCGTGACCTATGGCGCCTATTTGGCTCCGGTGGGATGACCACGGAGACGGCCCCTGCCGCCGGGGCGAGCTACGGCTCACAGGGCGGAGCGGTGTCAGTCGGGTAGTGACCGCGCCCCAACAAACCCCGACAGCCGAAGGCGGTGCGACCTTCTCGCCGCGCGGACGGCAAAGGGGCGCTGGCGGAGCCGGCGCCCCCCCTTTCCCCCCAGAGGTGACCAATGGCCTTGATCCTCGCCACCGACACCTTCGTTTCCGTCGAAGACGCCGACGCCTACTTCGCCGGCCGGCTCTATGCCTCGACCTGGGAAGACGCGGACACCGAGGACCGCGAGAAGGCCCTTCGCATGGCCGCCGGCATCCTCGACCGCGAAGCCTATCTCGGCGCCATCACCTCGACCACCCAAGCCCTTTCCTGGCCCCGACAGGGCGTCTACGACGCCGAAGGCCGGGCGATCGGAAACACCACCATCCCTTCGGCGATTCAGGCGGCACAGTGCGAACTGGCCTTGCGGCTTCTGTCCGAGGATCTGACGGAGGATGACAGCAACAAGGGAGTTCAGGCAATTCAGGCCGGTTCCGTCCGCCTCGAATACGATGGCTGCGCCCCGGCGAAGACCCTGCCCGACACCGTGCGGGCGCTGCTGAAGCCCTTCCTCAAATCGGAAGACGGGTCATCGGCCCGGCTGGTGTTCTGATGGCCTCGCCCCTTCAGGGCGGCATCGCCAAAACCATCGGCAAGGCCCTGGCGGGGGTGATGCTACCCATCACATTGAACCGCGTCAGTGGGGGCCAATATGATCCCGGAACAGGCGGTGTGACCCCAGGGGTCACAAAGACCTTCAAGGCTAAGGGGCTGGTTGAGGATTGGGGCGCATATTACTTGGCGAACCAATTGGTCGCCGCCGGAGATCGCCGCGTCTCGATTATGGCAACCACCCTGAAGACCACTCCAGCCCCCGGCGACACGGTGACGTCAGACGGGCAGACCTGGAACGTCATCGCAGTGCAGAGCGACCCCGCGAAGGCCGTGTGGGTGTTGCAGGTGCGGTGATGATGGTTCCGGTTCGCCGCTGCCCAATCCTTAAAACGGATAGCCCCCTGGCCCGTAGGATCAAATCCGTCATCGCGGCATCGTGTTTCAATAATATTCGCGCGGCAGAGATCGCCGCCGGCCTCCCGCTTCAGGCACTTACCGTTTTTCAAAACAAACCACTGCGCCTTTCGCCTGAGCGGCGCCGTCTGGTGATGGAATCCCTTGAGCGGCTGGTCGATCTGCGGGTTTCCGAAATTGCCGCCCTTGCCGGCATCCTTCCATCGGGCGAGGTGGCCGGGGCCGACGCACCGCGGGGCATTGAAGGATTAACTGATCATCAGGCCACTGCGGCGAAGGCCTTCCGTTCTCTGGTGGGCCGCCGCCCCTGGCCGGGCCTGAACCCTGATCGGCCAACATGGGTGACGTGGGGCACCGATCTGCGCCGGGCCTGGCTGGCCCTGCGATCGGCCGATGCTCCCTTCGCCGCAGCACACGGCAAAGGCCAGCAACCAAGCTTCACCGTCTGGCGCTTGGTCATCGAGGGAGATAAGCCGGGCTGGTCCCGGCCGGACGGGGATGAGTATCTGGCTGCACTGGAGCGTCTGGCCCTGTCCGCCGGCCTTGATGCCCTGGCCGCCCATTTCCTCGAACAGGGGAAGACATGATCCCCGAGCCCCCGCGTGTCGTAGTCACCCAGGACGATCGAGGCGCGCCGATCATCATGACGGTCTACGCCGGGGCCGACCGGCTGGTGGTGGTCCCCCTATCCCATGACCGCGCCATCGCCCTTGCTGCTGACCTGTTGGAAAAGGTGCGGCAATGACGGACACCTTGCCCGTGAGCGTCGAGGTGTTGGGGATCGAGCGAGTCAATCGCGGCGCCCTGGCGGCCTTGGCGGTGGTTGAGATCGTCTTTGATGGTGTGCCGGTACGCCTTCAGGGCGTTCAGCTCCGCCGCAAGCCGGGTGGGGGCCTCACGGTTGAAGCGCCCTGTTTCCGCGCTGGTGACGGGCGATGGTTACCGGCCGTCGTGCTGCCGCCGGAGATCGGGCAGGCCATCGCCGACGCAGCTGGAAACGCAGAGGGATGGTCATAACGGTCACCCCTGCAAGGACATGATGACCTTGCACATGGCCGGGGTTCCTGCGAACGCAAAGGGACCGGGATCATCCGCCCTCTACCAATTTTCTACCCGTTAGTTGTGACGCAGTGTAGACTAAAAACCTTCGGAAAGCATTCTTATCTCAATGGAGCCTCAATATATGAAGATAGCGCCTATTGCCATTGTTCTTCTCGGGCTGTCTATAGGAGGGTGTGCTACATCAAACATTAGCTACGATCCTCCTGCGCAGAGAAGCGTTGTTAACAAAATAGATATCAATGAACCGTTCGACGTTGTCTGGGACAGGCTTGTCAGAAAACTGTCCGAGGATTTCTTTGTTATAAATAACATTGAAAAGTCATCAAAGATTATCAATGTTTCTTTTTCATCGAGCCAGCCATATCAATTTGTTGACTGCGGCTTTACTACCAGAACATTTGAGAACGTCAGAGGAAAGCAAACATTCTCGTACAAAGCAGCCGACTCATCATCTTACATTACTACAGGAAATGGTAACATTGCCTTCAGAGTTTCTAGGTCAACAAAATTAGAAGGTAGATCAAACATATACGTTTCACCGGTTGACGCAACAAAAACATCAGTATCAATAAATACGAAGTATGTTTTCTCTGTAAAACTAAATTTACTAACACTCGACGGAGCACCAGGAGGATCTATACCAGATCAGACTGTCGATTTCACCACCAAAGACCCCGGAACATTCCATTTAGTTGATCAAAATCAACCGGCGGTAAAATGTTCAGCCAATGGAGTCCTTGAAGATAAAATTCTCAGATATGTTCGCGGCGAAAATTAACCTAGCCTTATTCGAGGAGATATTGGGGGGGGGCGGGGATCAGCCCCAGCCCTTCGCTTCCACCCAAGCATGAACAACGAGCGAACACCCCGGCCGATCCGTGTTGCGTTCGTGTTGCACGGAACGGCCGGGAGGGGTTAGTAAAGCGTTGATAATGCTTGGGAATGTTATGAGCGACGCTCATGAAGCCGCAACACGAAAAAGGCCACCCGAAGGTGGCCTAGATCATTGATTTCACCGAGGAA